CAGTTTAAGAGCCAGTTAGGAGCAATTATCATGCATTTGCGGCGCCTGTCGTTATGATACAAATACACCCAGCAAAAAAATAAAACGTAAAATAAATTAAAAAAAGGCAAAAAAGAGCTTGACATTGCCTCCATCTTTTGCTATAATATATACATACTTAGACAGTATGGCACTGATAGAAACTAAAGAGGAATACAAAATGGATAACATTACATTACGCACAGTTAGTCCAAATGGCGCAAAGAAAAGCATTAGGCGAGCGTTTAAGAAAAAACGCCCTTTGTTTCTTTGGGGACCTCCGGGCATTGGTAAGTCTGATATTATTGGGCAAATTACTAAAGATCTTTCTAATTCACACTTAATTGATATTCGACTATCACTTTGGGAACCTACAGACATTAAAGGTATTCCATACTTTGATAGTAACACAGGCACAATGGTTTGGGCACCTCCGTCAGAACTTCCAACAGAAGAGTTTGCGGCTGGCTTCGATAACATTGTACTTTTCCTAGACGAAATGAACTCGGCGGCTCCGGCAGTACAAGCGGCGGCTTACCAGTTAATTCTTAATCGTCGTGTAGGACAATACAAGCTACCAGACAACGTTCTTATTGTTGCGGCAGGTAACAGAGAATCAGATAAAGGTGTTACATATAGAATGCCTGCTCCGTTATCCAATCGCTTTGTTCACTTAGAATTAGCAGTTGATTTCCAAGACTGGTTACAGTGGGCAACTGATAACAAAATACATTCAGACGTTGTTGGTTACTTAACATTTGCAAAGAAAGACTTATATGACTTTGATCCAAGAAGCCCGAGTCGTTCTTTTGCAACACCCCGTTCATGGACGTTTGTTTCCGAGTTAATCGAAGACAATGACGACGATGAAACTACCACTACTGATTTAGTTAGTGGTTCTGTAGGCGAAGGACTAGCAGTTAAGTTTATGGCGCATCGTAAGATTGCTTCAAAACTTCCTAACCCAACTGACATACTTGAAGGTAAGGTTATGGAGATTGAGACTAGAGAAATCAGTGCCATGTATTCCTTAACAGTCTCATTATGCTATGAACTTAAAGATGCTTGCGACAAAGGCGATAAGAAGTTTGACGATAAAGTTAACAACTTCCTGCGCTTTGCAATGGACAACTTTGATACTGAGTTAGTTGTTATGGGTATTAAACTCGCACTAACACAATACAACTTGCCCATTGATCCAGACGAAGTGGATTGCTTTGATGAATTCCACGAAAAGTATGGTAAGTATATCCAAGCCGCACAGAGCGCATAAGCGCAAGAGTTTGGGCGTTCTCTTCCAAAAACGTCCAATTTGTCTTGACATTTACTATTAAATATAGTATAATATAAGAACAATAAAGCAATAAGGAATACACATTATGGGCATTGACATTAAGACTTTTACAGCAGATCCGGATATTACACCCGAAGCATTAGCTGAAATGCGTGTAGAAGTTGCAGATCGTATTATCATTGCACGAGTAGGACTACTATTACGTCACCCGTTTTTTGGTAATATGGCAACTAGACTTATTGTTAAAAACTGTGATGACTGGTGTCCTACTGCGGCAACAGACGGACGTCACTTGTATTACAATACACAATTCTTTAATGCAATGTCTAACAAAGAAATTGAATTTGTAATTGCACACGAAATTTTACATTGTGTATTTGATCACTTAGGACGTCGTGAAGATCGTAATCCTATACTGTACAACATTGCGGCAGACTACATTGTTAACAATACACTAATGCGTGATCGTATTGGTGAAATGGTTAAAATTGTAAGTTGCTACCAAGACTTTAAATATGAAGGCTGGACTAGTGAAGCAGTGTATGACGACTTGTTTAAACAACAAGAAGAAAAGGGTGAAGAGTACCTAAAGCAACTAGGCGAAATGCTAGACGAGCATGTTGACTGGGGTGACGAAGACGGTAATGGTAAAGGTGACAGTGGCAGTGAAGATGGTAGCGAAGGAAAAAGCGGCCGTCCTAGTTATTCAAAAGATGAATTAGCAAAGATTAAAGACGAAATTAAAGAAAACATGATGTCAGCGGCACAAGCGGCAGGTGCAGGTAATGTACCAGGCGAAGTTGCACGTATGATTAAAGAACTTACAGAACCTAAAATGAACTGGCGTGAATTACTACGTCAACAGATTCAAAGTACAATACGTTGTGACTACACGTTTAGTCGTCCGTCACGTAAGGGTTGGCACACAGGTGCAATACTTCCAGGTATGAATTTTGCTGATACTATTGATGTTGCTATTGGTATTGACATGAGTGGTTCAATCGGCGATGCACAAGGTAAAGACTTTATTAGCGAAGTTAAAGGCATCATGGACGAGTATCAAGAGTATAACATTAAGATGTGGTGCTTTGATACTAAAGTGTATAATGAACAAGACTTTAGTGCAGACAACGGCGAAGACTTATTAGATTACAAACTTATGGGCGGAGGTGGAACAGACTTTGATGCCAACTGGAACTACATGAAAGAAGAAGGGTATGTTCCTAAGAAGTTCATTATGTTTACAGATGGGTATCCTTGGAGAAGCTGGGGTGATGAAGACTACTGCGAAACAATCTTTATTATTCACGGTCATCACGACAAAGACTTAAAGGCACCCTTTGGTCAAACCGCACACTATGACGAGGCGGCATGAATCTAAAGAAGAAAATATCACCAGATGATTTCTTTCAAATTAGGCGATTGCAACATCAACCGCCCCACCTAGCTACTATTGATATAGCGTATACATACAATATGGAAAGTGCTATATCTAAATGGATAGACACTAATCTTAAAAAGCGATACTTTCTAAAAAAAGTAATAGGCTTACGACACGAAAGTAAAATTGAATCTGTTCTAAGAGCAGGTTTTGAGGACCCGAAAGAACTATCTTATTTCGTTCTTGCTTGTCCACATTTGAAGTACAAATAAATATAAAGTGCATATATAATACTACAAGGAGTCAATAATATGTCAGAAACTACAACACAAACAGAAGCACCAGCAGAAGCACCAACTACAGCACCAGTTGATCTTACTGTACAAGATCTAAGTGTGCTACGATCAATTATCGATGTTGCATCACAACGTGGAGCATTTAAAGCTAACGAAATGGAAGCAGTTGGTAAAACATTTAACAAACTAGATGCGTTTCTAGCTACAGTACAGAAGGCCGAAGAAGAAACAAAGGCCGCTGAACCAGCTACAGGAAATGTCGAAGGAGACAAATAATGGCTACAGAAATTAAACACGTAGGCAAACTAGCAAAAAACAGACGTAAGGTTGTTGTTGCATACAGAGTTATTCCAGGAGAAAATCCACCAATGAATGCTCTAGTAATTGACACTGCTACGCTAACAGATTCAGATCATGATGTTCTAATGCGAACAGTAGAAAACAATGCATCACAAAGTTCATTTGAATTTGTAGAAGTAATGGCAAGAACACAACTACAAGATGGCGCAAACATGCTTGCAAGATTCCATACTACTGGTAAGCTAACAACTGTACCAATGACTGAAGTGTTAATGACACCAAATCCGTCAACATCAATTCCGCTTAATGAGTTGAATCAAATTATCGCTGATCAAAGAGGTGTTGGCATTGCTGACCTTGCTCTTAAAGATCCTAATGCTCCTAAAGAAGGAACTACTGTTACCGAAGCTGGTAGTGTTAATGAAATTCCAACTAGAGCTAATCCGCAAGTAATGGCAGAATCACAAACTGCTAATTTACAAGCACCTGACAACGGGGTTGTTACTGACGAAGCATTGGCCGCAAAGTACAGAAGCGATGCAGACAGAATGTATAAAGAAGCAAAAGCACTACGGGCTCAGGCAGAAGAGCTTGCTCCTACTGTTAAGGCAAAAGCAGTTTCTCCTACAAAGAAGAAGTCTAGTGCCAAAACAACTGCCTGATGATGTAATACGACATTGGCCCGAAGTTTTTAAAGACATTGACGTACAGACTATCCCTATAGATTACCTCAGTCAGATTCGTATCGAGTTTGAAAAAGGTAAAATATGGGAGATAGATTGTACAGCTAAAGCAAGTACCGGTAGTAATCTAAGCGAAACTATCACAGAACTATTTGAAGAATACGGAAGTGAGATATTACATGTTGATTTTAGGTTAAATACTGCGAAAGTTAAGCGAGACGTGCAAAAGAAAACCCGAGCGTTTTTGAAAAATCCTACTAAGAAGAGAAAGTAGATATTTGCTTACTTTGGCATAAATATATATAACAAACGAATTAGGAGCATTTCATGGGTACTTTAAGAATAAAACGGGGCACAAAAACAGCGTTGCAAACCAGTCCAGGGTATACGCCAGTTGAAGGTGAACTTGTTTACACAACTGACACAAAGGAAGTGTTTGTGGGAGACGGCACTACAACAGGTGGAACTCCGGTATCAGTAGCATCACAGAATTTAGAAGACTTAGGTAACGTACAAGCGTTAACTCCAATAAAGGATCAGATCCTTGTTTATAACGGTTCCAACTGGGCCGCAACTGGTAATCCAGCATTAGACATACGTGGCAACATTTATGGCGATGATTCAACGCTCCTAGTTGACGCTATCAATGGCCAAATTGTTGGTCCAATTAATACTACTTCTATTGTTAGTTCAGGTAACATTGTTGGCAACTTAGTCGGCGATGTTGTAGGCGGAGTAACAGGTAACCTAGTTGGTAATACAACTGGTACACATTACGGTAACGTATTTGGTACTTTAGACGGTGAAATGACAGGTAGTGTGTTTGGAGATGACTCATCGGTATTAGTTGATGGTAACAATAATATCATTAGGGGAAGAATTGACAACCCAAATATTATAACAACAAAAATTACAGTTAATACCGAAGCTGGTGAAGAGGCGATAAACTTGGTAGGCGCAGTAACTGATTCTGTTGGTACTAGACTAGTAGTTAATAGTTCACGCGGAACTATTGAGGTACCTACAGTAGTTATTGGTGGTAGTGACGGTGACGGTCTTATGGATTTACACGGCACAGGATGGGACGGCAACAGCTATGCCGTTGCTGGCATAGTTAGAGTTGGAGTCGACTTGGATGCTACAGTAGCAGACGGAGTTGTTCCAGGAAGAATTAACTTTATTACTGCTAACTCATCAGGTTCTCTGGTTAACTTACTTACATTTAACAGCGCAGGTAATTTAGGTATTGGTTTACCTAGACCGCTTCAAAAGCTTCATGTAAACGGAAACGCCCAAGTAGATGGCTTTGTACAGTTTGGTAGTTTAACTACTACAGAACGTAATGCACTTACAGCGGCAAACGGGATGGTTATTTACAATAGTACAGACAATAAATTTCAAGGACGTGAAAACGGTGCTTGGGTTAACTTAGTCTAAATTATAAAAAGTTAAAAGGTCTTTGCGATTAATTTTGCCTTGGCCTTTTCTCTTGATTGCGTCTACAGTAAATATCTTAGGCATCTTGTAATATGCTAGTTTACTTTTTAAACTATCCATATCTACATTACCTACTACTTCAGCGTATACTGTATCATAACCAAATACAACTGCGTCAGTTGCGCCTGATTCTAGCAATGCTTTTTCAACTTCATACGGCATAATTTTCCAACCACCTTTAATGATAGTTTCTTTCTTACGTCCTGTAATAAACAAAAATCCATCATCGTCTATATGTCCTAGATCGCCTGTAGGGAATGCATTTGCTATAATCTCATTATCGTCTGCAATAGTTACATTCATCTTATCTAATACAAACCCTACACTATTGTACTTTTGTGGATAATGCATAATACTAATAGTGCCTAATTCGTTTACACCATAACTATCTGTTGTTAGGCAATTAAAGAATTGTTGTGCTTTAATCTTAACGTCTTTATACATAGGTGCGCCAACAGTGCGTATATGTCGTATAGTCATATTATCGTAAGGAATACTAGGATCCATCATTGCTAATAACACGTTAGGGCTTCCAATAACAAATGTTGGAAGTACCTTAGGCCATTCTTTCCACGGATCTTTTAATACATGATATGTTGCGCCGTACTTATAACAAGCACAAAACGTTTGGAACCCAATACATACCCAAAGTGGTATAAAGTTTACTGTAATATCTGTGTTATTTAATTTTGCATGTATCTGTATATTATTATCTAGCCCGTCGACATTATATTGCTGATCAGTTATAGGAACAATACGCGGTTGTTCTGTACTGCCACTTGAACAAATACCAGCAACTTCATCTAAATTACATTGATTGTATTTTGGTGCTGGTAATTCGTCATGCCACATTTCAATGTCATATGTAGAATTTTCAAACATTGTCGAGTGTTCATCAACTATTACAGGGCTACAAACTTTCATAGCACCAAATATTTTAAAAATGTTATGCCAACTACTGTGTATACCAATACGACAAGTTCTATCGTATCCGGCTTGTATTAACTGTGCGGCATATGTATCAGCAATAGTATCAAACTGTTGCTTAGTATACGATTCACCGTCTTCAAAATTAAGTATTATATTCACAAATGTCTTCTTCAATTATTGTTAGATACTGCCACCTAAATTCTTTATTAAATTTAAGTGTAGCTAGTTGAGTAGTGTGACCGTACCTCTCACTAAGATATTTATGGTTAGGTTTAAGTTGGTTGAACTCTTCTTGATCCATAACTTTTCCTAAGTTACCATACCGTACCATATCAAACGATCGATCGATATTTTCAATCATAAATGCATGATGCGCACCGGCTAAACTGTAATGTATCGGAGGCGGCTGTTTGCACATGTCTTTAAATATATTATATTTGTTTTGACCGTTATCTTCAGTACCTACTATTACTACAGCATTGCTATAATCTTTATCAAGCAGTTCTTGTGTAATACCCTGTACTCCGGGATAAAACAAATAATTTTTTATAAAGCGTTCGTGATTTATTAGACCAAAAAACCCACCTAAACTAAAACCTATATGAACAATATCACCTTCAGGAAACTCTACATCAGCCATTTCATTAAACGTTACATCGTGTACATCTTGTAGGTCACCATCACTCCACCATAGGTTCTTAATTCCATGAGGAGTAAAATAATCTATAAGATGTACATCGTATCCTTTACTTTCAAAAAAGTCACGGGCGAAGGTTTCAGCTGAGCCAATTCCCCCGCTACCGTGTGATATAACTATCTTCATTTAAGGCCTAGTTCAATTTTAAATACACTCTTGAGGCCAAGTGCTTCTGTATTAAATAGTACAAGATCTTCTAGTGCATCAACAGTAACTAAAGTCATTAATGTATCTCTGTGTGCATCGCCTTCAGCACCAATTTTCCAATCGTATTGTCCAACCTTCTTTTCAATAATTGCGCGACTGCCTGCATTAGTTGACATTTTAGTTAGTGCAGTTTGTAATGCTTTTGCATTTGGATTACCTTTGTTTACCCATAGTGCTTTTTGCATGCCATCTCTAAAACTCTTAACAAGTTTATATGCATCATAAAATTCACCACTTGGATATGCACCCCATTTTGCTTTATACAGTTCTTCAAACTGGAAGC